ATTGATTTAGTTCCTCACTATGAGAAAGGAAAGTACGATGTTGCTTTACTACATTTAGACCAACAATGTTTTGAAAAAAGCTTATGGGAGAGAGGAAAAGGAAGTTTATATAGACACGTTAATAGTGTTGTAAAAGATATTCCTAAAATTGTTATTATGCACGGCACTCCTTATTATCCAGAATCTTTTGATAGTGATATTTTTAAATGCAAATGTGGAGAGATTTATGTAAGAGATTTAAAAGGTTTAAAAAAAGCAGAAAAAGATGCTACCAAAATAGGAGAAGTGTTAGATAAAAAAGAAGAAGACTTATATTCCTTATGTTCTAAATGTGGTGGCAAAAGTTTAACAGGAAAAAACTACACAGAAGACCAAGTCAATATGAGCTCTAAGCTTATTAAAAAATTTCACAAAGCAACAGAGGAATCAGCTTACATTATTTTTAATTCTAAAAAAGCCGCAAAGCAATGGGGAATAACTGATGAAAATAAAGGTAAGGCAATTTGGCACGGATTAAACCCTGACGATTGGGTGGATTTACCAAAAGAACCAAGAGTAGTAACTATGATTAGTCCAGGAGGCTTGGATAAATATTACGATAGAACTTTTTTAAGAGCTGTAAAAGAAGAATTACAAGCTAGAGAGATATACCATTGTCATATTACAGTTGATGTACAATTTAAAAGCTTTGATGAGTACAAAGAATTTCTTGGTAGGAGTTTAATTTATTTTAACCCAACTTTAGAAAGTCCGATGCCGAGAAGTAGAACAGAAGCAATGTTATCTGGTTGTTGTGTGGTTACAACACCCCATCAAGACGCTGATATGTTTATTGATAATGGAGAGAATGGAATAATAGTACATCGTTCACCTACATATGTAGCTGATGTTATTGAAGGACTTATTAATAATTATAAAGTAGCTGTTGAGATGGGACAAAAAGGAAAAAAAACCGCTCAAAAAATATTTAATAAGGAAAGATTTGAGAATGAATGGAGAGAGGTATTAGAAAAATTAACTACTAAAAAATAATATTATGAAAATTGGTATCCAAACTTTTGAAAACCAACACGGGAGAAAAGATATAGGTTCTTCTAGAATTAGAGGTTATTGGCTAGTTAAATATTGGGAAGATGCAGAAATATTTGTACAAGGGAAAGATTACGATGCAGTAATTTATCAAAAAGCATATTGGATTGAACACGCTAAACATTTTGATGGTTTTAAAATTTTAGATTTATGTGACCCTGACTTTTTACATTGGCAATATAAAACAGTTGAAATGATTAAAGAATGTGATGTGGTTACAACTTCTTCTGAAGCACTAAGAGATAGTATTAAAAATTTTACAGATAAGCCTGTAATATATATCCCAGACAGAATGGATTTAGAATTTCACAAACAGAAAAAAATACATACCGATAAAGCGAAGACAGTTGTATGGTTTGGATATTCAGATAATTTTGAAATGCTAAAACCAACTATACCTCACTTAGTTAAATTAAAATTAGATTTAATTGTTATATCTAATAAAGGATTTTTACTTCCAGCTCAATTTATAGGAAAGATACAAGTTACTAATTATCCTTGGAGTCTTGAAACTGTTAATGATGATATTGTGAGAGGTGATATATTAATCAATCCACAATCAGAAAAAGGTAAGTGGAAATATAAGAGTAATAATAAAACCACAACAGGTTATTTATTAAATATGCCAGTTGCTCAAAATATAGCAGACTTGAAAAGATTTATTGACCCAGTAGAAAGAAATAAAGAAGCAAAAGAAAAGTTAGAGATAGCTACTAGGGAATACGATGTTAAAAAAAGTGTTATTGAATATAAAAAAATTATTGAAGAATTAAATAGATAATACAATGCCAGATAAAAACAATAGTTATATTTGGTATTGCCCAAGAAAAAGTTGTGGGGCGATTATATTTAAAACTAATAAACATTATATCAATGATAAAAAAAAGCATATTTGTAAAAGATGTAATGTTGTTTTTTATGGAAAGGATTTGATATTAGCTAACAAAAGAAATATTAAAAAATACATATTTAATTTAGAAAAAAAATTATGACCTGTGGATAACTCTTTTACATAGTTAAGAGAATTTGCTACTCTATATACAGATACAAATTTTGTTGTAGGAATACTAATGAATCTCCTTACGAGGAATTTTGAAATGTATTTTCCTAGGCTTACGAGCTAAAAGTATAAACAGGAATAGTTTATGGTTTTACTTGAGTCTAGGTTTTTTTTATGAGCTTAATTTTATGAGTTTAAAAAGTAGATTAACAGACGCTCTCCAGTCCCTAACCTCTAGTAAACAGCCAGAGGTTATTAGTAGTAGCAGTTCTGAAACAAAAGTTTCACCTACAGGATATGAAACTGCGGGATATGGATTTCAAAGTACAAAAAGCAAAGCATACCTTACGGAAATTAAGGGTTGGAGCTATGCGGCAATAAGTGCCATTTCAGAAGAAATAGGTGGAATGGAAATAAAATTATTTGAAAGTGATAAAAAAGGGAATGTAACTGAAATATTTGAAAGTCCTGTAATTGATTTGTTAAATAAAGTAAATAGTTTTACTACTAGGTTTGACCATTTTTCTTTAACACAAACATATTTAGAATCGGTAGGGGAAGCTCCTTGGTATTTAGAAAGAGGGGCTAATGACGAGATACAGGCAATTTATTTCTTACAGCCTAATCGTATTCGTCCAGTTGCAGATTCACAGGAAGTAATTTCTAAATTTATCTATTTAGTAGATGGAAAAGAAATTGAATTAAGTGCAAGAGATGTAATTTTTCTAAAATATCCTAATCCTGCTAATCCAATTAGAGGAAAAGGAACTATGGAAGCAATGGCAGAAACTTTAGATTTAGATAGTTTATCAGAAGAATGGAATAAAGTGTTCTTTAAAAATGCGGCAAAACCTGACGCAATTCTTACTGTAGAAAATAAACAAATGACTAACGAGCAAAAAGATAGATTAAAGAAAAGTGTTCAAAAACTTTATCAAGGAAAAGATAATGCTCACAAACTAATGGTTCTATTTGGTGGAATGAAACTTGACCAATTCGGCTTTACTCAAAAAGATATGGACTTTACTGAGTTGCAAAAGTTTACAAGAGATAAAATACTCGGAGTATTTAGAGTACCAAAAGCAATTGTAGCTCAAACTGACGGAGTAAATTATGCTAGTGCTAAAAGTTCTCAATTTATTTTTGCTAAATATACCATTGAACCTAAAATGGAAAGATTAGTTCAACAATTGAATGAATTTTTACTTCCACAATTTGAAGGAACAGAAAATCAATTTTTAGATTTTGTTAGTCCTATACCTGAAGATAAAGAATTAAAGCTTAAACAAAATGAAGCTGGATTGAAAAATGGTTATATGACTATTAATGAGGTAAGAAATTCAGAAGGTTTACCAACAGTACCAGTAGGTGATGATTTATATATGCCAGCAAATATGCAAAAGGTTGGTGCAACTCCTACACCTGAAGTTCCAAAACAATATTCAGAGAAAAGAATATCTCAAATGAAATCTAGAAATAAAGAATATTTTGATGAATTAAAAGAAACTCAAGTACTTAAAGAAGAAATTAAAAAAGAACTTAGAAAAGACTGGAAAAGATTAACCCAAAAAGAACAAAAAATTATAGAGAAAAAAACCGACCCAGTTAAGGAGATAATTAAAAAAGAACTCAAAAAAGAACTCAAAAAAGATGTAGAAGAATCAAGAGATTGGAATAAAAAGAAAACTCAAGATTTTTGGGAAAAGAAAAATGCTATTTATGAAAAATATTTAATTGAAGTAGGTGAGAAACAAAGCAAAATATTTAAAGAGCAAAAAAGGGAAACTTTAAAAAAGTTAAAAAAATTATCTAAAAAAGCAACCCCTAAAAATAATAGTGATGTTAAAGTAGATGATTTATTACTTGATAAAGAAGATGAATCTAAAAAATATTTACTTTTATTATTACCACTGTTCAAAGATATTTATGACGCTAGTGCAAAAGAAACAATAGACTTTGATTTTGATAATGATGATTTAGATGTTACATCTGGTGATAAAAAAGCTAAAAAGTTTATCAAAGCAAATACAATTAAAATAGCAGACGCAGTAACAGATACAACAAATAAAGTTTTAGAATCAGAACTTACAACTGGAATTAAATTAGGTGAAAGCAACGCTGATATAGCAAAGAGAATTTCTAATGTCTTTAATAAAGCAGTAGATTACAGGTCAGAAAGATATGCTAGAACGGAAACAGCAAGATATAATGTTCAAGCAACTGAAGATGTGTACAAGGCTTCTGGTGTGGTGAGTGCAAAGAAATGGGTAATAGACCCAGTAACAGCTTGTCAGTTTTGTCGTCCTATGGAGGGAGCAATAGTTGATTTAGATAAACAATATTTTAAAAAAGGTTCTACTTTACAAGGCGATGAAGGTGGTACAATGGATTTATCCTTTGAAACTGTACTTCATCCACCTTTACATCCTAACTGTAATTGTGATTTAGCACCTGTCTTTATTAAAACATAAATATATGAATAAAAAACAACATATCAAAGCATACACTAAAGTAAAAGATGGCGAAATGGTTGCCATTGCTTCTACTGAAGGAGTGGATAGGGTAGGTGATTCGTTAAAATTAAAAGATTGGGATTTGAAAAATTTTACAAAAAATCCCGTTCTTCAAGCAGGTCACGATTATAGACCTCAATTTACTATTGGTATTGCTGAAAATATGAGAGTAGAGGGAAAAGAATTAATTTTTACTCCTAAATTTCATAGCATTACACCTTTAGCAACACAAATTGCCAAAATGTATAAAGAGAAGTTTTTAACTGCTTGGAGTGTTGGTTTTGTTCCTGGGCAAGAAAAAGGTGATAAAAATGAATTACTAGAAGTATCTGCTGTGGCTGTTCCAGCCAATCCAGAGGCTCTAACAAATGTTTTAAAGGGGTTTGATGCTGATTGCGTTGAAGGTAAAGATGTGGAAAATTGGATTAAAAAAGAATTAGATGAAGCAGTAGATGAAACAGCAGGCGAAGTGATAGAAGAAGAAAAAGATGAAGAAGAACCAATAGTTGAGGAAGAAGATAAAGACCCAGAGGTAGAAGTAGTGGAAGAAAAAGATGAAGAAGAAGAGGTGGAAAAAACAGAAGAAGTTGTAGAAAAAGCTAAAAAAGGTTATCAGTACAAAGAAAGATTTAATAAAACTTTATCAAAAACTTTTGATATTGATTCACATCAAAGTACTCCTTCTGGTTTTGAATTTAAGCTTTATACTAAATATTTAGAATGTAAGGTAAAAAATATATTTCAAAATAATTTCTTTATTCCTTCTCCTTTAATTGGCTCTTATTTGAAGGCTTTTAAAACAATTACAAGCGAATTTGAATTAAAAGATACTAGAAACTTTAATTTTTGGGACGGGGCAGAAATGCCACCTATTTCAGAAGTTATTAAAGTAAGCTCTAAAGAAGAAGATGATTTTCTAATTGTTGGTACTCAATTTCTTGTAAGTGATGAAAAAGAAGTAATAATTAAGTACGAACCTAATTGGTTTGGTATGGATATTACTATAACAACCAATAAAAGCAACAGGAAATTAAATAAAAAGATTTTAGCTGATGTTGAAAAGGAATTTTCTGAGAATAACTGCTTAAAAGGTGAAAAATTTGCTTTAAGTGGTGAGTTCCTAGATAAAGATGGTGATAATTGGGACGAAGTACTATTAGAAAAAGATATAGAAGATGTTGTTAAGAAAACAATTAGCGGAATGGATAAAAAGAAAGAAGATTCAAAAAGTAGAGGAATGTTATTTATGGGTTCTCCTGGAAATGGTAAGACTAAAACTGGTAGAGTTATAATGAATGAACTAGATTCTACTTTTATATGGGTATCAAGTAAAGATTTTCAACGCATAGGTCCTATCCAAGGTTTAAGTTTAGCCTTTGATATGGCTCGTAAATTAGCCCCTAGTGTGTTGTTTGTAGAAGATATTGATACTTGGATGCAAGGTGAAACTACCGACCTTCTAAAGACAGAAATGGACGGAATTAAGCAAAATAACGGAGTAATTACTATTTTAACTTCTAATACACCTGAAAAAATGCCAGATGCTTTACTGGATAGACCTGGAAGATTTCACGATGTACTAGAATATAAATGTCCAGATGAAAAATATAGGAAATTAATGATTGAAAAATGGCTTGGAGAAATTAAAAGCAAGGATTTGATGGATAATATCATTAAAGAAACCGAAGGATATTCTGGTGCTCATATGAAAGAATTAATTGACTTTGCATTAATTACTAAGGAAGAAGATGAACTAGCTATAGAAGAATCATTAAAAAAGAGTTTAGAAAAATTAATGAAGCAAAGAGAAATAGTACAAAGGCTTAGAAAAAAAGGATTAGATATAGATGAAAAGTCAGGAAAAGTTATATCAAAAAAGAATAAATCAATTATTCAAGAAGCAATTACAACTGCTCGTGGTGCTGTTGAGGCATTGGAGAAACTTTTAGAAGCTGATACTTCCGAAGAGAAGTCAGTTATAACTAAAACTCCACAAGTGCGTAAGGCTCAACAAAGTACCCCCAAAGGTCGTGAAATCGTGAAACCAAAAGAGCAGAAAAAGTTTAAAAGCGACGATGTGGTTTTACGTGCGTTACAAAAAATAGCTGGTCAATCCAGCTACGCATTAAATAAGATTAAAAATAGAGAATAATATGAAAAAGTTAATTAAAATTGGTGAAAAAAACTTTCTTATCAATGAGAAAGGTGAAACAGAAGAAGTAGATGTTGACGAAGAAGTTGAAACAACTCCTGAACCAACACCAACTCCAGAACCAGAACCAACACCAGAACCAACACCAGAAGATGATGTTGACGAAGGTAAACTTGACGAAGCCGCAGAAAAGATTGTTAAGAAATTAGGTTTAGACAAGCTACAAGCAAAGATGGAAGAAGCCATCGCTAGTACAAAAGCTCCTACTAAAGAGAATATTAGGGCTTCAGCATTGATAGATTTAGGTAAGTTAATGAAGAAAGATGTTGCCGAGTTGACATCTAGAGAAAAAATTATAGGTTTCTTTCAAGCAATGGTACAAAATAACACTGCTACATTGAAAGCGTTGTCTGAAGGGACTGCGGCTGATGGTGGATATTTATTCCCTAAATTCATTGGGGCTTAATACAGTAATGTATTTTGAAAAATCGGATGAACTGCTGGGAAACCCTAACAAGGGCAATCAGCAACCAAGCTCTCGTTTAAAAGACGATTGAAGGCTCAACGACTAGGATTTGAAACTCTTAATTGAGAATATAATAATCCCACGAGCGTCCGACTTCTTGGGTTCAGAGCCGAAATAATATATAATATAGTTATAAGTATTAACTATATTATATGGAAAAAGGCTCTAAAATGACAATTAAACAAAGAAATAAAGTTAGCAAAGGACATATAGGACAAGCCCCTTGGAATAAAGGGAAAAAAATGTCAAAAGAATTTTGTGAAAAAATACGAATAGCAAATATAGAAGGTAAGTGTGGTATGTTAGGAAAGAAACATTCTAAAAAAACAAAAGAGAAACAAAGTAAAAGTAATAAAACAAAAATTCTTTGGCAAAATTCTGAATATAAAAAAATGATGTCCGAAAAGCATAAATGGCAATGTGGTAAAAATAATCCTGCGTATATTGATGGTAGAAAACCATTAGTAATGAGAATAAGACACTGTACAGAAATGAAACAATGGATAAAAAAGGTTTTTGAAAAAGATGGTTATATCTGTCAAGATTGTAAGCAAAGAGGTGGAAGATTAGAAGCACATCATATATATCCTTTTTCTAGAATAATAACACATTGTAGTATAAAAACTTTAAAAGAAGCCTTAAATTGCACAAAATTGTGGGATTTAAAAAATGGCTTAACGCTTTGTAGAAAATGTCATAAAAAAATAAACACAAGAAGGTGATATAGTCTGAACTCTAGCTATATATAAAACTAGAGAAGTGGTAATTAAAAAAGCCACGATAACATTTTGGATGAATTTAGAGCAGAGGTAATCAGAAGTTTAGCTGAAATCCCTCATATGAGACAAGAAGTTTCAATCATTCCTATGAAAAGAGATATAATGAATATCCCTACACTTGCATCAGGTCCTAAGGTAACTTGGACAGAGGAAAATGCTACTAAATCAACTACTACAGCACATTTTGGTCAAGCCACACTTACAGTTAAGAAAATGGCTGCAATTATGTACATTAGTGACGAGTTAGTAGATGACAGCACAGAAATTGACATTGTTAATTTCATCATAGGTTTGTTTTCAGAAGAAATTGGAAACGAAGAAGATAGAGTTATTACTGCTGGTAACGGTACTACTGAGCCAACTGGTTATGAGACAGCAACCACAGGCACAGTTACTTGTTCAGGTAATTTGAGCTTTGACAACTTAATTAATTTGGAATTTGCTTTAACTAAAAAGTATTACCCAAATGCTAAGTTTTATGCACATAGAAACAACATTCTTGAATTACGCAAGTTAAAAGATACGACAGGTCGTTATCTATGGCAAGACCCAGTTTCAGCTAATCAACCATCTACTTTCCACGGTTTCCCAGTTGTTGAAGATAACAACTTACCAGAAAGTAAAATTTACTTTGGTGATTTGAAAAAAGCTTATTGGTTAGGTGATAGACAAAAAATGTCTGTTAAAATATCGCAAGATACTGAAACTGCGTTTACACAAGATTCCACAGCTATAAGGGTAGTATCTAGAATAGCTGGAAATCTAGTATTATCAGACGCATTGAAGAGTTTGATAAACATAGCATAGTAGGCGTAGTATAAATGGGGTGAACTGCTGGAACATCTTATAAGATGGTACTTATAAGACAATCAGCATCCTAGCTTGGTTAGTAATAACCTTGAAGGTTCAGAGACTAGAGGACGAGTCCTAACAGGATAGTAATTCCTCCACGAGTGCCCCACTGTTCTTTACAATAAAACAGCCTTGCATACAAAGCATAGCATTGACAAAATATTGAACTTATAGTATAATTATTATATGAAAAGAGTAATTATACAAAAAAGAAAAATCAAAGGAACACGAGGTTATAGATACCTTATGGAATGTTCTTTTTGTAAAAATAAGTTTGAAATATTAGGTAGTAATTACAACAAAGGAAAAGGAAAGTATTGCTCTAAAAAATGTTGTTCAAAAGACCCTTTATGGAAAAAAAATCTTTCTAACTCTCTTAAAAAAGGATTTAAAGAAGGTAGAAAACATCCAAAAGGAATGAAAGGAAAGACAGCTTGGAATAAAGGAATAGAAAACCTATTCTGGAAAGGAGTTGGTAATCCAAATTGGTCAGGAGGTCTTTCAACAGTTCCGTATCCACTTTATTTTAGTAGAGTATTAAAAAGAAAAGTTCGTAAACGAGATAATTACACTTGTCAAAATTGTGGTAAAAAAGAATGTGATGAATTAGTTGGTAATCAAAAACAAAGATTATCGGTTCATCATATTGATTATGATAAAAAGAATTGCAATCTTAATAATTTAATTGCACTCTGTAGAAGTTGTAATGTAAAAGCAAATAAAAATAGATTGTTCTGGACTAAATATTATAATAAAAAAACTACTAGATAAGCTATCAACTAAAAAGTATGTAAGGTAACTGAAAGGTTATCTTGTTTTATTGTAAAGAATAGATGATATAGTCCGAACTCTAGCTATATATAAAACTAGAGAAGTAGAGGATAAAGAGCCTTTACGATAACAAATTGTTACCAGAGACCAAACAGCTATCCGTGTAGTTTCACGTATTGCTGGAAACCTAATATTGTCTGACGCATTGAAAAGCTTAATTAGCATTCCTTAAAATGCTTGATTATAGTTAGTTATAAAGGCGGTGAAAAGTTCATCGCCTTAAAAATAATTACAATCATATGAAAATATATCTATTACAAACACATCAAGGACATAATGCAGGTGAAATTGTAGAAGTTTCTACTAATGTAGCTTTTGGTTTACTAGATTCTGGTAAAGGTAGAAAAACCGAAACCAGAGATTTTTTAGTTAAACCAGAAAAAAGCAATACAATTATAAATGCTGAAATGAAAGCTTTTAAAGAACCCCCTTCAAAACATACTTATACAAAAAGAACATATACTAAACGTAAAAAATAAATTATATGGCAGAAAATATAGAAGATAAAGAACCAAAATCAGGTCGTATTATCCAAGAAGATGGTGAAGTAGATAATATAGCTGATTATACAACTACTGACGGTAGTGGTGATTTAGTGCTACGAGTAGTAAGTTCAACATAAATATAAAATTTTAAATATATGGGACAATATACTTCCTTACTTGAATCGATGAGTCCTGAATCTGGTCGTCGTATCAAAGAAGATGGCACATTGATTAACATAGCTGATTTATTTACTACTGATGGTAGTGGTAATAAGGCGTTAAGAATCTCTCTAAATGGAGGAGACGCTACTTTAGATAATTTAATTGTTACTGGGGACTTAACAGTTCAAGGTAGTTTTAATTTTGGTGATGCTGGAGTAGATATACTAACTATTGCAGGTTATATGCAAGGTTCAGCAACAGGTAATACTTATTTAAGTATAGGTTCTCCAGCAACAGCTCATACTTTAGACGCTATTGATGATTTATATATTGCTGGAGAATTAGAAGTTAAAGGAGATACTTACATAGATGGAACTTTAACAGCTCCTTCAATTGGTGCTACTTCAATTTTGTTAGCAGCAGATGGTACAACAACAGCCCCTTCAATAAGTTGGGCTTCTGATACAAATACAGGTTTTTATAGAATAGGAGCTGACCACATAGGTATTACAACTGGCGGTGTTACAAATATTAATATTGACGCAAACGGATATATTAATATGGGTTATGGCGTAACTTCTGGTTTAGCAAAATTAAATGTTAAAGATACTGGTGGCGGAGAAGATTTATTAAGGTTAGTCGCGTCAGGTGGCGGTACTTGGTTTAGTGTCGGTTTAGGAAATGTAGGATTTAACCAACAAGGCGGAATTACACAATGTGCCACATCGGTAGATTTAGGAGCAAGAATGAATATCGGACCTTTAACTATTGCAAAAACATCACTAGCATTAGAAGGTATATTACTAGGAACACTTGCTATTTTTGAAGTTAATAGTGTTGGCGACAAGAGTGGTGATTTCTTTAATGTTCAAGCAGGTGGTCAAGTGGGCATAGGGACAGCAACTCCTACTTCTACACTTCAAGTTGCACAGCCTTCTACTGGAATGGGTGTTATAACTATTTCAGGTGGAACGGTTTGTACAGGTACTAGAACTCACTTTACAGATACATTTAAAGTTGGAGATGAAATTATAATAACAGCAACAGCAGAAACAAAAGAAATTGTTGCAATTACTTCTGATACAGTAATGGAGATTGATTCAGCTACTAATACAGTTGGTTCTGCTTATACTTTAGCTGGAAGAACAGTTATAAGTGCTTTTGGGAATGGTAATGTTGGAATAGGCACAGATGAACCAGAAGCAAGATTACACGTGTTTAATGGAGCGATTATAAGTAGAAGTGCGGTAGGTTATTACCAATTTGAAAGTGCTGGATTAGGAGCAGACGAAGAAGCTTATGGGTTATCAATAGAAGGAACTGGAAATGCTGGTGACAATGCTGATTCTTCGTTTA